GTGCCATTTCTGTTTTAGTATTAAAAAATGGCCTACCTACATTGATAGTTGGTAAGCCATTTTAGTTAAACGTTATTATTTATTAAGATACCCAAGTTTGAACCAAAGCAGCAACACCTTTCATGTCATCACGCAAAATTGCGCTACCTAACATTACTTCCATGTTGAATATTGAACCTAAATATTCGGGTTTACCGTTTCCGTTTGAACCGCTATCGTACAATGGAGTCATTGAACCTAATGCACGAGATACGGTTGATGAATGGAACGCGATACAAGCAAGGTTATCACTTGTTGCAGTTGCAGCACCAAACGCTTTTGGAACGGTTGTTGAATTAGCGTAAACCGACACAACAGGTCTCATCATGATATCGAACCCGTATAGTTGTGCGATAGTGCCTGTTTGCAACACGTTACCTTGGTTTTGGAAACCGTTGTAAGATGCACGGATAACATCACTGATTTGGAATAACTCCCAAAACATGTCAGTTGACATCAATAGCTTTCTGTTACCGCGTGGTACATTGTCCTTATCCAGTTTAGCAGCAAGTGCAGCAATGTCAGCAAGTGCTACTTGTTTACGAGTGCCTGTTGCGCCCGGTGCAAGTGCAGTAGCAGCAGCAGCACCCGAAGTGCTGATGATGTTTGAAGCACCCGAAGCAGACCAAGAAATAGCAACCTCATCACCGATACGTTGTGTTAAAGTGCTGATTTGTTGACCCAATACGCTTTGACGCTTGTCATAGCTGATTTGCAATTCATCAAGGTTAGTAATCAATGTCGGCTCGAGAGCGAATTGATTTAAAGAGTAGGTTCTATCTGCATCAACACGCTCATTGATTGACAATGGGAATGTTGCAGGGTTCTTCAATACGGTTGGATTGCCTCCCGATTGAGGTACGTGAACGATACCGAATGCGATATACGCTGAATGATCTACGGAGTAAGGTAAAAAGTCAGCGTTTCTGTTAAGCGACTCTTGTATATCCTGTACCCAAATTTCTTTTATTAGTGCCATTTTATTTTAGTTGTTTTTAAGTTTATAATTAATCGATTTGTACTCTCGTTCCGCATGGTAAGAAAATAGTACCATCATACCAAAATGATTGAGTCCATGTTTTACCAGCTACACCTGTAACTACGGGGGCATCGATGCCTGTACCGAAAGTGAATGTTTCAGTTGCGGTTGTTTTTACTTTCAAGTGCAGTTGCGCACCTGCTTTCAACTCACTTGATAAAGTAAGGTTAAGGGTGGCATTACCTGTTAAGGTAGGAAGTGATGCCACGTAGGTGGTATCGTTGCTAATCGTTGCGGCAGTTGTGCCTGTGGCAGCAATCGTCAATGTGCCTGCTGCGCCAAATGGTTTGTTAATTGTTGCCATTGTTTATTTATTTGATTTTTTAGTTGGTTTCGGTTCTTCTGTTGGTTGCTCCTCTGTTGGTCTGCTTACGGCTTTGAAATCGGCTTTGATTGTCTTACGATACGCTTCGGCATCGTTTAACTTCTCAAAGCAGTTGCCATCCTCAAAGCAGTATAGCAAGTTGATGTTTGGGTTTGCGTTCCAAATTGCTTCCATGGTTAAAACTTCTTATCGGTTGCAGGATTGTAGTTTGGTGACAAGTTGCTTGGCAAACCTTTGATAAGGTTTTCAAACGATACGCTGTCGTTTTCTTTCATTTCGGCAAGTCCTTTCGGGTCGTTCTTTGACCAGTCATTGAAAGTCCAATTTTCACGACCTGCAACGGCTTGTGGTGCATTGCCCTTGTTGTCAAATATCGGAGTGTATGCAGGTTTCAATTTACCGATGAGGTCTTTAAGTTCTGCATTTGACTTGTTGCTTGTAAGATAGATTTCTTTTGTTGCTACATCAATTTTGCCCTCTTTTACGGCATTCTCGATAAGTTCTGCTTTCACTTCTTGCTCGGCTGCATCGTTAGCTTCTTTCAATGCGTTTAATTCGGCAGTTGCCGACTCGATGCTTGCTTCTAATTCGGCAATTTTAGCATCTTTTGCGGTAACCGCTTCGATGATAGCTTCCTCGCTTGCTTCGTTAGATAGCTTTAATAAATCAGTTAATTTATTCATTTTGATTTGTGTTTTGGTTATTACTTTGTTATAAACCGCATACAATTCACGCACTGATGCGTTCATTGCGGGTTTTACTTTCTTTGTTTCAATTACTTCATCTACTATGCCTAACATTTTGCACTCATCAGCAGTCATCCATGTTTCCTTATTCATCAAGTCCTTGCACTTATCTAATGTTAGATTTGTATTGCGCTCAAATAGTTTTGCTAATGAGTTGGTGATTAACATCAACACTTCCTCATTGTCACCTCCGTTAGCGTTGTGCATCATAAAAGTACCGTAGTCGGCCATGTATTTTTTTTGCCCACAAATAGCAATAACACCCGCCATTGAATAAGCCATGCCATCGATGTACGTGTTGCATGGTATTTCACTATTGAGTATTGCTGAAACGATTGATAAACCCTCTTGAACGGAACCACCAATTGAATTGATGCGGATATTGATAGCAGTTATTTCTTCTTTGTAAAATTCATTCAACATTTGAATATCCTCTGCTACCCATGCACCGTTAACACCCATACCCATGCCATCAATATCACCGATATGCTTGTATAGCAGTATCGTTGCCGTGCCGTTGGATATGTTGGTTATTTTAGTATTCATGATGCAAAATTGGTTACATATTTGCGCAGAAGTCCAAATAAGTTACTAAATTTAACCCGTTTAGTAACTAATATTTCGTAATGGCCAATCCAAAAAACGATGTAACCGCAAAAAAACAAGCTGCCAAAGCTCGTGTTACTGCTCACTTGACGGGCGAACTCAAAAAGAAATTCTTTGATGAGGTCGAACGTACCGGAACAAAAGAAAGCTACTTGCTCAAAGAAATATTGCACGAGCATTATAATAAGCATAGGTTTTAAGCCAATTCAAAGATTATCTGCCCTTTGATGTCAAGCGCATTCGTGTAAGTGCCGAACGTGCTACCAATGCGTGTAAATCTTATTGTTGAGGTACTACCAACGGCTTCAACTAATACCCATTCAGTCACACCCGTAGCATTGAAATAAGCCAATGTAAACGAACTTTGTTTTATCACACCGCCCATTGTTGCAATACTTAATGTCAATGTGTTGTTTGAGCCGCCTGTTGATGTGTTGTTGATGTCGATAATTGCCGTTACTTTTTTGCCCTCTGTTAATTGATTGTACGATACTGAACCCGTGCCAAGTGTCCATGCGTTCAAATCACCCGATAATGTTGCTGCCCTATCATCAAAACTATTTCTATAATACAAGTCCGAATAGTTAAGCGTACCGCTTCCACTCGCAGCACTTGACCAAACAATCTTACGTATTTCATGCACGTTGTTTGATGTTGAGTCGCTGAACTCTACGGGGTCGGCATCGGTTGCGGTTAAAAACGTTGTTACAATGTTGCCTACTAACACTTGACCAACGTTCACAACAACGGTCTGTGCATCACAACGGAACACCTCTGCATACGTATCTAACATCAATGCACCTGCGCTGATAGTGTATGTACTACCCGAACCGCTATTGATTAAGCCGTGTAATGCCATTGGTTGTGTGCCTACTCTATCCCCTGCCCAATATGCCTTGTTTACATCTTCTATTGTTTCAATGTATGCTGCTTGCAAATGGTCTAAACTTCCCTTTTTTAACGGCATCGCACTCGATACCGTGATGTCTGTTGTTTTTATTTTTTTCATGCTTTGTTAGTATGTAATTACTTGATAATTGATGCCTGCGTATGTGTATAGGTCGGCTATTTGCCTAATGATATTTTCGTTGTTTGGACTGATGTTTGGTGCTATATCAGTTGCAGGTGGTACGGTTAAATCATTCGCCACGGCAATAGGCACGTAAATATCGAACTCGCTGCCCGTGTTGGTGATGTTTTGCGCGTGTATGAACCTATCTGCTTGACCGTTGCTAAATACAACTTGACTGCTATCAACATCATCAAGTCCAACATAGAACACGTTGCTGCCCGATGCGAAGTTGTCAATATAAATATCACTCGCCCCGGGTACATTGACAAACGTAGTACCGAACCACTCATTGAGTGCGTATTCAAACAACAAGTGTTGAGCGTTGTACTTCATGCGCGGTTCGATGCCAACAAATTTGTCTTGTATTTTGAACCAAAAACTAATATCAGTTGGTAACTCGCCTGTGTTCGCTACCCAACACTCATACACGGCCTTGTCAATGTACTGCACTTGGTCACCAACTGCATACGATGTGGCAGGTATCCACAATGCTGCCGTGTTGCCATCTTTGAACGTGCCAAACATCGTGTTGTATAGCACTTGTAATGGTTTGAGTAGTGTTTTGGTCCATGCCTTGTACTTGTCTAACCGTTTCTTAACGGGCAGGAAGTTGACTGCGAACAAATCGGTATTTATGATGAAACTCATTGTACTTGGTATGTTATAGTGTCCGCAAATGCTGCGCCTGCAGTTGTTTCTTCCTCAACATATCCCGAATACGTTTGATATTGTACGGCATCGATGCCATTTGCAAGTGAATATAATTGTATAGCATTCGCAAACGATATTGTGTTGCGCCTTACTCGTATGCGGCTCAATGATACGTTAGTCACACCCTCAACCGCTTGCATCGCATCAACAACGGCTTGTGTTGTGATCACTCCATTGAATGGTAAGTTGGCCATGTATGTATTTAATGCCGCTTCTACGTTCGTTTGTATGACTGCCGAATATTGACCGTTGTAGTATATTGTAGCTTCAACCGCCATCTTATCGCTGTTTTCATTGATGATGCTAAACGCTATGCCTGCGGGGTTGAACGTTTCAACATACGACTGCAACTCGGCCAATTCGCCCGATGATACAGGAACGGGCGGGTCGTTCTTTGCTACTTTAATCAATACGGTGCGATTTGGTGCGGTTATTACTGCGCAACGTGTCAATATTTGATTAGCCGTGTTAACCGTTGGGTATTCGATCACAAACGTGCTTGTGTTCAACTCCGCTACATCACCCGTTTGGAATTTCAACACCTTGTTGCGTGTCCATTGCGGAGTGCTTGGTGCTGCGGTGCTTGCTATGGCTTCTAAATCGGACTTAAATAGGTCTTGCAACTGCTCAAATATAGCTATGCAACTTGCAACAATGAAGTAATACAAGTTCCATTTGGCCGTTTGGCTTGTGGAGGTCAATGCCGATAGCGTTGGGTCTGCGTTCTTTGCATCCAACATTTGTTGTTTTATCTGTTGTACGGTGCGTGCCATTAGCTGATTGCAGTTATAATTCCATTAACTACGGTAATGCTTGTTGGGTTGGTAAACGTACCACTCACACCGCCTTGTTTAACATAGGTTGCAACTGCATTCACATCGGTCAATGATGTCTGTGCGTTTTGGTTTACGATTACTTTCTCTGTGCCTGTTAGCGTTGTTGCCGCTGGTAGTTCGGATATTTTTTGCTCTGCCATTTTATTGTTGTATTATAAGTTGATAACCTTGTTCGCTTAATAATTGATAACCTAATTCACTTGCCAACACAACGGCATCGGGAATAACTCCCGTTCTTATGATGGTATTGTCGAGTATCGGGTCATTGTTAGTGATGAGCGTGTTCACGTTCGCCTCTGTTGTTGGTTGACTGCTTGCCGAGTAGTCAAACCCTTGCATTGTGTACGTAAT